GTGCATATCCAAAATCTGATCCAATTCGCCGCCCCCAAGGAACACGTTTAACATTCGCTTACGTGGATATACCACAATTTCTGTTACTATGCACCCCTTTGGCGTAGGCCACAACTGCATTGTACCCTTATATATTCCTTCAGCAACATCGATAAAGTCATGTGTACCACCAGAATACTCTAAAGCTGCTTCAATCCAAGGCTTACATCTCTCTAATTCTTCATTCATGCGTGCGTCCTCGTTATTGATAATGTTGAGGATGGTATAGCTGGCACTGGAGATGATGCAGCTGTGTAATTTAAAAATCCAGCTGTATTATCTATCATGTAATTTACCTCAAGATAATCATTAGCCGCCACAGTAAATATCTGCGTTCTGGATGTAACAACTGTAGCATTATTCTGATGTAGTGCAGTTGTCATAGCACCATTTGCTGACGCTGTACCATTTATGCTAGGCCAAAAGTAAAAATGCACTGTGCTTGCACTTGTTGATGATATTTGTGCTGAAAATGATAATACATATTCTCCAGCCTCTTCAAATACAATTCTACTTGCTGGCGTACCTTGTGTAATCTTTGAATTGCCAGATGGTGCATCATAGGTCAGCTTGTATGCCGTATTTGCTAGAGCTGGCGTAACGTCTGATGTTTTAATAAAGTTAGCGTGTCCGCCTTCCATTACAATTTGACGCCATTCCCCGCCTTCGCTCACGACAGGATATTTATATTCACGATCCCACATAAGCGTACCGTCATCAGCTGCGGTTTCGCCACCAGTTTGTTGAACGAGGGGTGATCTTGTTTGTGACATAAATTGCATGAGGCGTCTGCCCCATGTTTTCCAATCATCTCCATATGGTTCTGGTGGCCTTTGCTGTTGCGTCATCTTCTACCACCTGCAACAACATCAAGTCTATTTACACCAACACGCCAATCGCCTAATTCAACTGCGCTTACACGCATTCTCATTTGACGCCCGGTAAATCTCAATGATGTAGGCGTGGACATTGTATATGGGCCGTAATCACGCTCAACACCGTTGGGATAGAATCGTGTTTTAAACGTCACGTTCACATCACCTTGCGTTTTCTCATCAGGTATCATTTCGGTTACAGACGCAACTGTATCGCCAGACCCAAGCATAATAGGGCCTGTTTCTGCAAATGGCACAAGTGAACCGTAATCGTATCCAATCTCATGCTCGTATATTTTATAATTATCTGCATCTACCCAAAGAGGTTTTCTGAATGCGCCTGCGTCTACGCCAGCAGTTCTTGCCAATTCGCCAATATACCATGTGTTTTCAATATAGTTAAACACAACATATCGGTCATTCTCAGTAGATTGAGCTGATGGGTAAAACCAGAATATCTCACCAAAGTTGCTGTTAGTTACGCAGAATGCCTTACTTATTTGGCCTCGGTTCATATCGTTAAACACGTAATCCGCAACTTCACTTTGTATTTCTTGCACTCTACCGCCAGTGTAAGCATAAAATGCGTGTGCGCCCATCCAGAATGCACCTGAGTCAACAACTGATACTGCTTTATTTGCAGCTAAACCACATGATGAGCCAACACGCTCAATACCATAAACATATGGTGGGCCTACATAATTTGCTACGTGTGCGTCTGTGCTGGTTAGGATAAGCGTTTGGCCTCGCACTTTAATGCCTGCCATAATTTGACCGCTTGTGTTTAACTCTAAATCACCAGCTTCATTTGTGGCGGCTGGCGTCCATAGCGTGTTATCTTCTCGATCAGACCATTGCACTTTGCGCGGGTTTCCACCCGCTCCAAGAGCAAATAAGAAACGCTCTTCTGTTACCACCAATGATCTGTTATTTATTGGAGCGTTTGCTATAACTGCGGCTGGTGTGCCTGTCGCCAATGCCCACTCGTATATTTTACCATCATCTTCCGTACATCCCACAAGGTATTCGCCCCATGTATCTAATGCCCATGATGTTGCTGGCTGTATTCTAACTGTGTCTGGACGCTCTACACCAAATGCGTAGCTGCCGTATAAACTACCACCATATCCTGTAAATGATATTGCGTCATCTCTGCCCGCAGTAAATGAAGTCGGGGTTATATCGTATCTTATGCCAGTTTCATTCCAGACGTATAATTTATTATATGATCCGCCAGCTATCCACCGGGCATTGCTATTATCTATCCAAGATAACATGCCACGCACTGGAGCTGCGGCTGCGTTATCCGAACGTGTACGCCAGCCACCCATTGGGCGCATAGTATTATCTATCCATCGAATTAAATTTGCATCACGCCAGCGGCCATTGGATTGCAGGTCAGTTCCGTTACGGTAAACTCCAGAAGGAATATCTAGTGGAATAAGTGGCATATAGACCTCATGGCGTTGAACTTGTTGGACTATAACACATTTTGCAGTAAAATAACAACAGGAGTAATACTAGTTACCCCTGTTGCATATATTTGTTTATTCTTCAGCTTCTTCAGCTTCAATTATTACCTCATCTAAGGATACACGTAGCATCTTTGTGAAAGCATCTCTGCCTACTTTGAGTTGGTCTAAGTTAAACTCTGCCGAACCAATCTTCTGCTGCAAAGAATTAATATGGTTAATCATAACCTTTTGTGCGTCAGTGAGTTGGTCTTCAGTGTAGTCTTTGTCATCAATCGTAATAACCTTTTTATCTTCAGCCATTTTGATCTCCTTTAGTTTAAGTGTTTAAAATTACCAAGGCATCCCAGTTGTGGATGTTGGTGTTGCAAGTTCAGCTATCTTAGCATCGTTAGCCGCTTCAGTATCAGCTTTGACTACTTGTTCGTGTACCCAAGCTAATACGTTTGCCTCTGTTAGATCAGCGTAAGGAATGTAGTCATCGTCTGATGGTACGCCTGTATGGGATGTTGTTCCGTATGCTGATGCAGTGTTCGTTCCATCTGTGCTTTCGCAACGCCAGTGTGCTATTGTTACTGAGTCATCAGATGTGTTTCGCTCTAGGTTAGCGATAGACCATGTGTGTGTGTTTGGCATTTTGTTATCCTTCCAATGCTGTTAGTCTTGCCTCGATAGAAGCAAATCGTTGTTCGTTGTATGCGGCTACAAAAGAGAGTAACTCAGGGTAACGAATACCCATTCTAGTTTTACTTGTTGCGCCTTCTGTGCCTTCTTCGACTTCATTACCTTCAGCATCTACAAACCATGTGCTTGAGATAAACAATGCGTAGTCACCAGCATCTAAACCTTCTGCTGTGAAAGCCGCTTGTACGTCTTGAGCTATGACACCTGTATGAGTACGGGCATTATCACCCTTTTCAGCTACACTGTCTTTCCATCTAAATGTCTTGAACAATACTGAGATACGTTTACCTACTAGCATTTCTGTTGCTGTAAGTGATGCTATGTCTTGCTTTTCAGTAGCATCAGATGTTTGGATTGTGCCGTTGGTTGCGTAGATGTCGTCAAATCGGACACCAGAAACGCCTAAATCTATAGCGTTGTCTCTATTTGCGCCACCAGCATTAACAGGCACAACTGCGTCAACTCCATCGGCAAACTTTAATCCAGTATCACCAGTTACAGCGTAAAGTTGATTCGCTTCAACCCCAATACTCCCTGCTCTACTAGAGTCTTTGTATATTTCTATTGCGTTTCCATTATTGTTAAGAATGTTTGCAAGAAAAACAGGGTCAGTGCCGTTAGAACCCATTGCTCTTGTACCATAAAAATACCCATCGCCACTAATACGATGACCTACAGTCCCAATGGAAGTAGTACTCTTACCCACCAACAAGGTGCCTGACGAGTCGATGCGCATACGTTCTGAGCCAAATGTAGAAAAAGCAAGTGTGTTAGATATTGGCTTAAAGAAACCAGTGTCAGAATCACCTCCAAAATGTAAAGAGGGGGCTGACGCTGAACCAACAGTTTTAATATCAACGTTACCTGACGAGTCGATGCGCATACGTTCTGAAGGAGTAGCCGCCGCACCAGCGGAAGCCGATGCGCTGGTGTAGAATCTGTGGCCATTTGAATCAGAGACGTATTTCGCACCGCCGCCTGTTGCCATAGCTTTCCAGCCGCTTGCATAGTAAAGATTTGAGGCTAAGTACAAAGCGTCGCCGTAGCCGAAAAGTGACCCGCCGCTAACCATTTCTAGAGATGGTGACAGGGTGTTAACTGGCGTTCGCCCAATACCAACGTTGCCTGACGAGTCGATGCGCATACGTTCTGTGTTGTTATAACCTCTAAACTGCAACGAGTTATCAGTGCTATAATAAGTAATGCCACCACGCACAGTATCTACAGAGTCCCCAAAGGAAATAGCTGAATATCCTCCTGCCGCTGACTCAACCCTAATGCCCATGTCAGCATCGCCCTTAATATGAAGCTGACCAGTAGGATTATCTGTCCCAATACCAACGTTGCCTGACGAGTCGATGCGCATACGTTCTGTGCCGTTAGGTCTAAACACAATAGGATTGTTGTCTGTGTGTAACAACAAGTCATTAGCTGAATAACTACCAGATATAGAAGCCCCATCACCAACGTAAACTTCTGTGTTATAACGAGTAAAACCACTGAGGTAGAGGTCTTTCCAACGTACATTTGATGCACCTAAATTTACATCTGCATCGTTAAAAGCACCAGCGTTTGTAGCTGGGAGTAGAGCATCGGTAATTTTTAAACCTTTGCCTGAAGTACCATGAGAACCAATATATGGATATGACCCATTAGCACCAATACTACCTACAGTTGTGCCGTCTTTGTAGAATAATATATGGTCACCATCTGCCCCCGTTAAGTTAAGGTTTATAAGAGGTTGACTAAAGCCAGTGTTTTCTCTGGCTATATCTAAGGCAACACCATTCCTGTAACTTAATCCTGTACCAGAAGTAGCATTGTATAAGGTTGATGTAGTAGTACCCACCAACAAGTTACCTGACGAGTCTATGCGCATACGTTCTGTACCAGTGGTAGAAAAACCTACAGTGTTAGTCGTTGCTCTAAACATACCGTTATCTGGGTCACTTAAAAACGAATGGGTTGGAGCCGCCGCCGTTCCACTCGCCGCTTTAACATTACCGTTACTATCTATTCGGGCAGTGCTGTTAACGTCTACTTGACCAGTTACTGAAATACCTGTTGCTGTTGTTTCAAACTTTTTAGTTCCATCGTGGTAAAGTTTTACTGCATCACCATTTAAGTATTCACCATATCGTTTAGAACCATCTGCATTGCTTAGTTCTATGCTTGTTCCTCTAATTCTAAGATTTCCAGTACCAGCATCCGTTACATAACTATGTGACCCATCATGGTAAATCTGTAGGTCAGACCCAGCACCGAAGATGGCTTTGTCGTTGTCACCGAATGTTACATTGCCAGTTACGTCTAAAGATGTAAGGCTTCCAAGTGACGTTATGTTAGCTTGTGCGGCAGTCGTTAGCGTACCCGCAATATTTGTAAATGTACCAGCCGCAGCTGATGCTCCGCCAATGACTGTGCCATCAATCGTACCAGAGTTAATATCAATGCCCGTGACAGGTGTTGTCCCGTCTAGCAGATTATCAAGATTATCTAAATTGGTGTTTATCTTTGTACCCCAAGTATCCTCGGACGCGCCAACTTCTGGCTTCACTAAGCTATATGTCGTTGTTGTAGTATCAGCCATGTTAATCTCCTATGCGGCGTTAGCCTTATGCGGCGTTAGACCAAATTTCACTGGTTGCCGATGCAGTTGTCCATTCCTTCGATGTCGGGGGAGTGGCAGACCAATCATCGGCTGCGTTAGACACATCTTGCCACGTTTCGGGTGTCTTTTCAAGGGGTGTCCATATTTCAGGCGTATTTTGTTCAACTTCCCACTTCTCAATTGCTCGGCATGTCGTAGATAATGCTGTTGCAATTGCTGACGCGGAGAACTGCACCCGGTTAACTGTAGCGGTTGTGCTTAGTGCTGTGTTGATTTGCGATGCACTGCTAAATACAACAACTGCGTTTGATGATGTGCTAGATGATGGCGTTATATTTGATATTGCATGTCTCACACGCACCATATCTGAGCTAGTTGTAGATGTTGTTGCTATTACACTGCTTGAGTTACGTGTTCTTGCGCCTACAGCAAATGTGGATGAGCTGGCAGATATTGCTGATGCAACTTCACGAACACGCTCGGCAGAACCAGACATTGTTGATGATGTTGTGCTACTTGCGGATGCTTCACGTACTCTTTGCGCTTGCGTTGCAGTCGTAGATACTGTGATTATGTCAGATGCACTTAATCTAACACGTACTGAAGCTGACGCTGTAGACGCAACTGTGATAATTGTGCCAGCGCCATCCGTGACAAAGCCATCTAGCCCAAAATTATATGAGCCATATGCACTGCGTCCATATCCACTACGATATTCAGCCATTAGTCTAGGGTAATATCAAGATCGCCTGATGGTAAGCGGAAAACATCACCTGTATCAATTGTTTTGCTTGTCGTTAATGCAGCGTAAGCAATTAAATTGCCGCCAGATGCAGCATCAAACACGCCTACGTGTGTTACTGTGCCATATCCTGCTGTAGCTGTGTCCCACTCGATGGCTGCGTTATTTGACGCTGTATTTCCTGATATTGTGAATGTTACAGCTTTACGGCCATATCCACCGCCAGACACTTCTGTGCCACCGCCTGTATCATCTGGTGCGCCAGTATATAATGCTATGTGCCACGCTGTGGGGCGTGTTGCGCTACCTGTCGTAAACACCCACGTTAGAACTGTTGTCTCGAATGTATTAGAAAAACTCATTTTAATATGCCCTTATTTTCATACGACGACCAGAACCGCCAAATTTAGCTTTTTCGCTTGCTCGATTTATAGCATCAATTGCATTTTGGTACAAAGCTGCCCATACTTGTATTCTTGCATCATCTTTTAGGTATGGCGCAGAATGTATCAGTGAACCATACAAATATGCGTCAGGATAATGCTCTAATATCCAATTTGACGTGTTGCTATCAGATAATGCGTCTGTTTTACCAAAATAATACAATTCTGACGTGTATGTGCCATCTGGAACTGGATAAACCTCTAATTCACCTGCTGTAACTGCATAATATGCTGGTTGCCCGCTTGTGTTTAGGTTTCTAAACTTGCGATCAAGCATTTCTGCTTGCGAAATTAACTCAAGTGGGCGTGTATCTCCGCTTGTAATATAAAACCGTATAACTTCGAGCATATCTGCGGGTATTGCGCTGTATTGCGTGTCAATCTCGGCTGTGCTGCGCTTTTCTTGCCGCCAATGACGGATTTGCCTGTTTAAATCTGCTTCTGCGAGTGAGACAAACGTGGATGACACAGATGTTAGGTCATCTCGGTTAAGAAAATCTGCAATATTTGTCTTTAATTCTGCATATGTTGTAATTGGCATTATTCAACTCTCAGTTTATTTCTGTATAACATATTTATTAATAAGATAGTAGCCCACGTTCTAACTCTTGTTGTTTTTTGTATTCTTGCAATGCAAGTATTGCGCTTGGCGTTAATAATCCAGCCGCAGTTAAATTTTTTAAATGTTTAAATTCTGGATCAAATCTTGCAAATTTTGACCTTAATGTTGTTGGGTCAAATGTAACTGCTGTTGTCGCCATCTCTGGGCTTAGTCCAATATGATCTGGGTGAGGAAACTGACTTCCAATATCAACGACATCTTTAATAAGTAATCCGCTACTATCTGTAGTTCTTGCCGCCCTAGCCGCCTCTGGAGATGATGCCCAAGATGCCCAATCTTGTGTCATATCTGATATTTTTTTACGAGTAGGTATTCCATCTTGTTTGAAATTCATTCTAGCGTACTTTGGGGCGTCACCCCAATTTGCACCTTCAAAATTTGTTTTTGCGTAATTATCTGTTTTACCTAACAATGGGTAAACTGCACCTTTATCATCATATCGATCAAATGCATCTGTCAAAAGGCTTTGACCAGCAGTAGGATTTTCAGTTGGGCTTCCAGCATACCTATTCGCATTATACCTATCTGTTGTACTCCAAATGCCAGTGTCGTAATCTTGACCGCCAGCTATGTCAGCATCCATAGCTTTTATTCCACCTTGTCCGCCATGAAATAATTCTTTGTTATAGCCAAGCTGGTCAGCTCGTAACTTTCTAGCGCCCTCACTCATATTTAACGGCGTGTTATTAAACATATATTGTGGGTCTGCCATAGACATCATTTCGTCAGTAACATACTTTGCCTCACCCTTTGCGCGTAGCTCTAGAATTTCTTTTGCAGTTTTTTCTGCTTTATTTTTAGGCTTGGGTAGTGATGGGCTAGAAAGAGCATCAAGTATACCTTTAACCTCTGAATTAAAATTTGGATCGTAATCAAGCAGTGGCGTCGATGTGTCAGCGCCATCTAAATCAATAAAACGCACTTTTGCATTTTGCACGCCCTCTTCCGCCACTTTAGTCAACCTATGATGCCCATCTTGAACAAACATTTTTCCGTTTTTTCTAACGACAAAGGGCAACTCACCAGCGCTAGAAGATGTAGTAGAGAAATCTGGGTTTACTGTAGGTTGCGTAGCATAAATCTGATTAATCGGCACTTCCTCAACACGAGAAGTAAGTGCTGATACACGTCGATTTTCTTCTTTATTTAATGTGGGTTTTTCTACATCTCTAAACGTCCAGCCTGTTTGTGTTGGGTCAGCTTTAGGATTTAACTTTATATTACCAAAAGACATACCCAGCGCGTTTGGATCAACTTCAATACGTTTAGCAGTATCAAGTAATCCCCTTGCGCCTTTCTTAATGCCAGCAGCCATAGCGTCGCCAAGGCCGGGGACTAATCCAACGAGAGCTGCGCCGCCTAGAGCTGCCACCATTGCATAATTAGGGTCTGGCTTTTGTAATTCGTCGTAAACTTCTTTGGCTGCCATAGCGTCGCCAATGATAGGCGTGGCTTCAGCTACAAATCTTGCGGCGTCCATTGGGGTAAAGCTCATTGGCTCTACTGCAAGTCGCTGACCCTCTTGGGCGTAGCCTGCATAATTATTTTGATCTAGTAAGCCCATTATAAATCTAAATTTTGCTGCTTAGATAATTCAAAGACTTTACGCATCATTTCCATATCACCCATATATTTACCAAACAATGGATCATCTTTATATTTTTCTACAAAGTTAAAAAACTCTTGCTCATCGGATACATCAGGTAAGGTTGTTTGTATAATTGGCTGGTCTGGCTGTAGGCCATACAATAAACTGTAAATATCACTGCTTGGCACTTGCACGTCTTTATTTAATAATCCAAATTTTTTCGCTGCTTTATCAGGCGCGTCAGTCATCTTTGACAGCAAGCCATCTTTTACAGGATCATTGCCTGCAAAGTTAGCTTGGCCTAGCGTGCCGTAATACGTTCTGTCGCCAATGTTTTCTACAGGTCTGCCGCTAGTAGTCATAAGTTGACCATTAACATATTCCATCTCATCGCCCGGTGTTAAGACATTAGCTAAAAACTCAGTAATGCTGTTTCTATCGCTTGCACCTTTATCTAGCGAGTTAAGAAAACTTAAAAATTTATTTTGTGCCATAATCCTAGCCTATTTGGTATCTTGCCTAAACTTATCACAATTCATTCACATTAGCTAGTACAACACGCATTCTATCTGATAGCTTCCACGTTCCAGCTCTCCAGCGTGCAGCAAATTGAGCATCTTCCAACGTCAAACCAAGGCTCATGTAACGCTTAATCCATTTGGTCATTAATAAATTTTTCATCTTAGGTGACAAATTGTCGAATTTTTTTTTATTCATGCAATACCTTTAAGGTTTCGCTTTATAGACCTATTCCAACTCATACTTGCGCCAGACAGGGCTGTGGCTGCGTCTGATGCCATAGTTAAACATAATGCATCCGCCAAGTCAGGCGATTTTAGCCCACGCTTGCGCATCGCGTCCTTACTCTCAGCCTTCATCTTGCCTGCGCTGGTAAATGCATATCGTATGCCAGTTAGCTCGGCTAAGAGCTGGTCATTTTTTGGCAGCTTGCATGACCTGTCTTCCAGCCACGCTTTAGTCTTAAACCATAACTCGCTGCGCAGATTCATGTAAGTCTTGCCCATAGCAGGCGCTTCGCCAACATTAATCCCACGCACTGGAGCGCCTAACTCACGCAACCTATCAACTACACCGCCACCAACGCCAATACTATCCACAAGTATTTCGTTTGGGCGTAGGCTTGGCGATAAATTATCATATTCAGCCATTACCCTGCCCACAGTCTGCATTAAGTCTAAGCCTTGCCACGCTTCAATATCAGTCACAACATTGCCATACCTTTTGCATAATGCAGTCTTATCTGTGCCAAACCTAGCAACATCTAAGCCCCAGATAGGTCTGATGTCAGGTGTAATCTCAATATCACGATGTATCGCGCTCTCTGCGAGATGAAACGGTATAATCGTATCATCGTCAGCCATAGGGAACTCGCCTAGCACACGTATGCGGAATGCATTTGAATCCTCACCGTAACGCTCACGCATCTCATCAACAAACTCTGCTGATACAAGCGGACTATCAACGCACGACCATCTGCGCGTCCACCAACTCTTAGCTAATCTAGTTTGGCTCTCAAAGAACGTGCCTGACGAACGTGTGGGGTTAGACAAGAGTAACGTGGTAGCATTATGCCCTGACATTGACCCAGCAGCTGCTTCAAAGACTTTCTCAGGCACACCCGATGCCTCATCTACCACCAATAAAACATTTTCAGAGTGAACACCTGCTAACGCTTCTGGCGTTTCTGCGCGTGACGTTCTAGCTGATATAAAAGCCTCTGACGCTGCCGACGTTAGCTCGACGCGATCTGATTTGGTGGTTAGCAATTGCTGTAGATGGGGTGGCAACTCGTTAATCCATCGCTTTAGCTCGGCAAACAATGCGTCAAACAATTGGCTAGACGTGGGGGCTGTGACAACGACTTTATTGGGGAAACGTAGCAGAAGAAACCAGAGCATAGCCCAAGAGGCTGACGTGGACTTGCCTGTACCATGCCCAGACCTGACGGACATTTTACGCTCGCCATTTGCTATGGCCTCCAGAAACTCAGCTTGGTAATCATATGGCTCTGCGCCTAGCACCTCTTTTACAAATAGCACTGGGTCATCCCGGTAACGTAGGACAAATTCTTGTAATGGGTTATCACTCATCGGATACATCCTCATAATCTGCGTCAATCGTCTTTGCCTCACGCTCTTGGTCTTCTTTATGAATAGCTGCCAGATCTGAATTGACTTTGCGTAATGCGTCGAGGTGCATGTCACCCACAGATATAGTCACGTTTGTCTGGGGTCTGTTGCCGTATCGCTCTTGGTTATACGAGCCTGCCATAAATTTACGCCACTGCACCTTTTCACGGGTGGCGGCTATTTCGCTTGATGTGCTGCCGCCATCCAGATCATCTACCATTGTTAAGCCTTGCTCTACGAGTGCATCAGCTGCCTCTTGCCTAGCTTTGCGTAGGGCTTGCTCGTACTCAGGGATGGTCTTGAGAGATGTGCTGAGATACTGCCGGGAACAATCATATTCTTTTGCAAGGGCTGTGAGTGTCGTTCCAGAGGCTATCTGCTCAAACAAGTATTCAGCACCGCCTTTACTTAGTACATCGGCAAGTATTCTTCTGCGTAACGCTTTGCCAGCCATTGTTGTTCTCCTATCTACCGTGGTTGGGGTGAAAATTATATTTTTTTTCGGCGGTTTGACGTGCGTTTGCTGCGTCTGTAATATTGTCATAACTTCCAAGAAAAATTTTTTTATAATTAACGCATATTTGCGATACCCATTTTGACTGCCTCTTATTCCAAGATACACCAATAATTCCGCTAGTATTAGTGCTAGGGCGTTTTCTATTTTTACCATTCTCACGTGTACTAACAACTCTCATATTTTTTATGCGGTTGTCTAATGGGTTTCCATTGATATGATCAATTTGCTTATCAGGCCATTCGCCGTGGTATAACGCCCAAGCAACTCTGTGAGCGCCGTAATGTATTTGATTAATCTTGCATTTAAAATAACCTCTGCCATCTTGGCATATTGCAGTTTCTTTGCCAGCATAACGCTTATTCCAATATTTAACTGATCTTTCAATGTTTGCTGTTTTAGGCGGGTAATGCTCTTTGGTTCTCTTGAGCCAATACATTTTGCCCGTCTTTGGGTTATAACGTATTGTCTTGCGTAAATACTCTACAGTTGGTAATTCTTTTTTCATCGCGGCTGTCCTTTCGTAGCTATTGCCGTGTAGGTGCATTACTTTTTGCAGTTCAAGTAATGCACCATTATACTTTAAATTATTTTTTTTCGAGAAGCAACATAGGCAATTGTGTGCGTGAGATTATACACACACACTACCCCCGTAAAATCCGTTGACGGGGGGCTTCCTCGCTGCGCCAGATGTGCTAGTTTCGCCTAAATGGAACAACGCATAGCTCATATTGGCTGTATATTGGCCTATATTTGGCTAACCTATTGATATCATTGGATATACTGTAGATTTACCTGTATATGTCCGATAATGTATATTATGTTAACTTTCAGTTTATCCGAAAGTATTGACTATAGATTTGCTTTGCATTACGCGAGTGCGCCCGTGCAACGGCGTGCTAATGTGTTGTATCGCACGTTCTTGCAGTATGTTATGCCGCCAGTAAATCAATGCATTGTCTGCCCGGCTTCCTCAACGACCTGCTCATGCAGCTCTATGAGAGCCTCTGCGAGCGACTGTAGCACAGTCTGAGCTGGCACAGCCGTAAGCCTATCAGTTATGTAATCGCACAGCTCGTTCAACTCATGGTCACTCTCGTCGCTATCAGAGCAATGTAAGTCCAATGTTAAGTTGATGATAAACTCTGACATATCCTTGCCTTGTAATGTGACCGCGTAGCTCGGAGGAGGAAAGTAAGCTACGCGGCCTAGTTCAGTGGGAAACATGTTGTAAATGCAAAAACAACACGCTTAGAGGGAGGAGAACCCACTGATCATAGTATGCCTCATGATAGGCTCTTGTTCAAGCCTATGTGACCTGATTAGACAACTCGTAAGCCAGCGCAAGATAACCGCAGCCATCAACCGAGCTATCCAGATGCACGCCATTGCGCATCCTCGCAATTTTCAGCAAAGCCATCATGTTAGCCACATCATATGCAGACACATGCCTGCCAAGATAAGCAGTCCACATCGTCGCAATGCAATTGAAGTTCTCGCCTGCACTTCCGTATTGTTTTGCGCGGTCTCCCGTGATCAGCAAGTTAGCCCTCGATAGCACATCAGACCTCACCATGCTCTCATCACCCATCGCTTGTTCCACCTCGCCCTCGCTCGTTTCACGATTGCCACCAGCCTCACTAACGTCATTCATTTTATTACTCCTTTGTTCCATATTATTTAACCCCGATTTTCCTTATCTCATACTATTCGCTTAACTACATACTAATATACTATACCTAAAGGTATATAGTATTAGTAGTAGATTGGTTACGATATACTAATTGCAATTAGTAGTTTGTCGTGTAAGTCATTGATATTGTTGCTACTAATGCTAATTAGTAGGTAATTAGTAGGTTGCATTTTAGCTCATTTTCCCGAAATCATCGCAAAACCAGATAAAGCCTTCATTTTGCACAATATGACCTGCACTCGTGAGGCCTGCAATTGACTGCTTGTAGGTTTGTGATGGGTTCGCTACGCCAGATACTTTACCCATGAAATGCTTCTTAATATCCTCCTCTTTAATAACCCAGAACGTGCTAGGTTCAGGCCAACCAACGCCAGCAGGATTAGACATGCCAATGCCCTCGCCTCGCAGCTGTTGGAAGCACGTCTTAAATAATATCTGATTCTTGCCCTTTATAGCTTTCTTATTGGCAGCTTCAACGTCATCACTGCTTGCCGGCACGATCACACATGTCGTCACAGCATCGCCGTCCATATCATGCCCAAGCTCAATTACATTCAACTTGAAGTGAAACTTACGCCCACCCTCCAAGTCTCTCTGCTTGGTGGCTAATGCAGTACGCAAGCCTGTCGCCTCGTCGTATGATAGCTCTATCTCAGTTTCCACAGCAGCTCTCAGTGAGCTATGCCCACGCGCCTTTGCGTCCAAGTTCTTGCCAGAGTGATGCACAAGCAATAGGTGGGCATCAGTTTCACCGCGTATCTTATCACATGCCGATATTACAGCCGTTGATGATGCAGGCGAGTTTTCATCGCCGCCGGGCATTGATCTCGATAGCGTATCAACGATAATCATAGCAATATCGCCATGCGCTCGTTTAACCTCGTCACACAAATCAATGATAAGCTGCACGTCAGCGTTTTCCTCTAGTAAATTCACTGGCAATGCACGCATAGCTAATTTAGCGTCATGCTCTGGATATTGCTGGCGTAAGGCTACGATCCTATTATGCGTCGTCATACCGCCCTCAAGAGCTAAAAACAGCACGACGCCGCCCTTAACCTTATTGCCATGCCAATCTTGCCCCGCAGATACATGCCACGCCACATCTTGCACAAAGAATGACTTACCCACGTTGCTTGGCCCATACACCATCGAGAGCTGCCCAGCGCCAAACCATCCTTTGACAAGATAACTCCTGTCTAGCTGTGGCATTGCATCGCCCGGGAAGAACACCTGATCGAGTAAGCTCTTCACCTCCAATGCCTTGGCAGTCGCTTCTTTGCCTCGATTAACCCACATATCACTGAAGTCCCATCCGCCGACATCAGGTACAATAGACTTCACACCATGATCTGCCACGCATTTCTCAATGGCTTTCATGCCTGCCTCGTCATTATCACCAGCCACCACTATGCGTAAATTAGGTCTAGCTTCAAGCAGCTCACCTATCACGGCAGTCATGTTACCCGCAGATAATGCAAATACAGCTGGCCTATCTGTCGCCATATGCACTGACATTGCAGTTGCCCAACCTTCGCAAACGTAAATCAAATCGTTTAATTTACCACCAATCACGCTAAAATTACCAACAACTGGCATACCTGACGAAAATTTCTTTGCACCTGTCGGATTAATGCTCTGCGTGCCTACACGCTTACCTTTGGCATTTATTACAGGTATATCTAATATGTCACCCTTTATAGACGCATTGCCCAATCCAATCTTTTTCTTGATCAGATATGGATGCGTTGCTTCTGGCTCTGCTTCAGGCCAACTTATTGTATATTCTCTCGTCATTGGCTTCTCATTCTCATCAGGCCATAGGCTCTGCCTTCGCAGCGCATCCTTTATGCCGGCAAAGTCTGAGCATTTTCTACAGCTAACCATCACTTCATTATCAGACGTTTCCTTGATCCAGAACCTATCTTCACCCTGACATACCGGGCAAGCACCATGATATTCGCCTATGGCAGTCTTTTTCAATGATAATGCACTAATAATTTTATCTGAGTATTGTTCCCAGCTTGCATTTGGAAATTTTGTGTTTTGCATTTTATCCCTTCCTCAATTTATCGGACATGTTGGACATGTCCCGCTTTTGTCTTGTCCTGTCTCGGACATAGTGGACATGTCTCGCAAATGTCCTGTCGTGTCCGTTAGACAAAACCTCGATCAGTTTTGTCTAACGCTGTGATTAATTTAAAATGGTATTTCGTCTTCCAAATCATTTGACTGAGCTGGTTGAGCTGGAGGCAGACCAAATGGGTCATGCTCAACTCCATTGACAGGTGAAGCGCCTCCAGAATAACCGCCAGCTACTTCAGTGAATGGGTCTTCACTCTCTTGCTTCTCAGCTAATTCCAACACCTGCACTGCACGTAATCTCAATGAAACTCCATTCAGTGTGCCAGTGTTGTACGGAACTACAGTAACCGCAACATTCACTGTTGAACCAGATGTAAGCTCGAATCCATCAGGCAGTTTCTTGCGTGATGCATCTACTTGGCGTGGTGGGTTTGTAACCTCACCTGAATATGCGCCTTTTAACTTAGCCTTGCCTATCCAATCGCCTTGCTTATCGTCATCACGCTTGTATGGCAGATTTAACGGCTGTTCAGGCCACTTACGCTTACTGTTGGCATCCATAGCCGCAGCGTTCTTGTAAGCCTGCATACAAACAGCGTTCAGCTCTTTGCATTGCTCACCTGTCAAATTAAATGACATCTCGTAAGCAGCGCCCTCTGCATCAGGCGCACATTTCTGGCTCTTGTATTCTTCCTGATCAAATCTGTAAGTAGCATTTAGCCTTGGGTATAGCGCCTTCACGCCAGATATAATGTGTTGCATTATTTTGCCTCCTGCATGTTATCAAACCAATTTTTCAAATCTTCTTCAAGCCATCCAACTGCACGATCCGCTAGTTTTACAGGTTTAGGAAATCTGCCTTCCGCCATCATGGCGTAAATTGTAGACCTAGATATACCAAATTGTTTCTCTATGTCTGTTCTTCTATAAATTTGTGGTAACATTTTGTTAACCCTCTCTTTTAATATGTGCAGCACCCCTGCACTGGGATTCTTATAAACCGTGATCTTCATCGAGATACACTGGAAGATTAATTGTATCCAAATCAGGCCAACCAGTGTCGTAAACATTTGTTTCTTGAGCAACTTTAATTTTACGCAATGTTTTAAACATCTCAGCCTCGGCATATTTGTTATACTTATCGGACAACTCGTAACAAGCTGTAGCGTAACTGTTTTTCTCAGTTGCGATAAATATAAAATTTGTAGTTTCAATTCCGCATAACTTTAATACGTACCTGTAAAAGCAATTCTGTACGTCATAGCGGAAATTTCTCACAGCCTTATCAAAACCGCGATAGGATGCATCCAAGCAAGACTTTAAGTCTATCACTATGCCTGCCTCTTTTAGCAATCCATCCGGGCGGCACTTCAGCTCAAGCCCTGTTTTTGGGCATTCAGCTATGAAACTGTATTCAGCAAGCATGTCCTTATTAGTCAGCAAGTTCCGTGCCATTTTATTTTGCAGGCAACCGTCAACCATTTTCTGACATTGTTCATACTCGCCTTCTGGTAGCAATATCTCGTCATCACCAAGAAAATTTTCCTGATCTTTCCAAGCCTTGCTGCCACGACGTGGTAATCCAGAGTTTGTTACTAAGTTTTTCTCTGGCTCTAACACCATTGCATGGAATGCAGAGCCTAATATCATAGCTGGAGTGGAGCTAAACTTAGCATTCTTCCAGTGGTATAACGATGACGTTGCGACTGTTTTAACAGCGCTTGACGATATTGCAGGCAGTTCGTGGTATGCCTTATTTGACAGCTCTTCGCTGGGTATTATTTCCTTATATAATAAGTGTTTACCTTTTTTATTCAGGTGTGTTTGTGATTTGTCTTGCATTTTATTCTCCTAATATAATTATTTATTTAAAACTTCCGCACCGTAAAGTGCAATTAAACTAGCCTCCGCCCGCCCATCATCTTTTTTACGTGCGAACCTCTCATAATGCTCTGGAAAGCGCTGAATGGCAAGCTGGCGGCTAGTGTCTTTATCAGATGATAAATTAAAGTGTTTCTTCCACTTGTTAGGCGTAACAAGATGCATAGGCGTCTTATTAGCTGCCACACACGCAATTAACGCGCCGTATCCCATACCAAACCTAAATGTAGCAACTGATGATTGACCGGGACGCGATGCGACTTGCTCAATCACAGCCATTCTATCTTTTGCTTCTGGTTCTAACAAATGTAATAACGAATGAATATCAATCTCAATTTTTCCACGATTGTTTAATATGGTAGGCATGTCCACCACATCTAAATCTTTAGTGCGCGTGCAGTAATGTGCAATTGCACCTGAAAAACCGGGGTCAACACCTACGACAATCATTCGTCGCTATCCATTGCAATTAATTCAGCTTCAATTTCCGCATCTGGCTTTGCAACTTCCACACCTAGCTTTGTTGCTTCCATATATGAAGCCCTACGAACAAAAGAACTGAATGGCAGCGCTGATTTATGTGCTGCCTCTGCTACAGCATCATACTGCTGTTCACTAAAATTTATTAATACTCTCTTATCAACCATTTTAAGTCTCCTTGGGTCTGATAAATCTAGCAATAAAGCAATACAAACAGATGCACAAGTACATTGTGATATATAAATGATATATAAAGTGTTTGACCGCTACGCAAAAATGCTTATAATGGCTGTATAAATGCAAAATATGAGGAAATATAAAATGTATAACAATGTTAAAAGAACCACATTAACAAAAGATGGTGTAATTGTCATAGCTGGACAGAAAAGCTGGATACCTGTTGGGCGTTATGAAGTTTGTAATAAAATTGCAAGTGGTTGGATTGCACCGATCAGCAATGGTTTTCCTGATACATCATCTACAGCTTGGAATGGAAGTTCTGATCGTTACTTTTTTAAAGACATTACTAAAAGCGAATTAAGAAAAATTGCATTACAGCGTTACAATGACAGTCATACGTTGGAGGCTTCATCTGCTGATCAAGTTGAAAACTTTTTATTTGGTGGGGTGCAGGCATGAACACTACAATGATAATTGACGGATTGGCTATGGCATTATTTGCTGTAGCCGCCGTACATCTTCCAGAGATTATAGTTTTTCTGGATCAATATATTAATGTTTGGGGAAGATAATGGCTAATTTAAAATATGGCTCAGTATGCTCTGGCGTAGAGGCTGCCACAGTAGCTTGGCATGACTTAGGCTTTGAGCCGCAATGGTTTAGCGAAGTTGATGCGTTTCCAAGCGCTGTGTTACAGCATCACTACCCAAATGTACCAAATCATGGAGACATGACAAAATTTAAGGAATGGAATAATGACAAAACAATTGACCTTCTCGTTGGTGGAACACCATGCCAATCTTTCAGCGTCGCCGGCCTTAGAAAAGGATTATCGGACCCAAGGGGCAACCTCATGCTCACCTATCTTGCAATGGCTGAACAACTTAAACCCAGATGGCTTGTCTGGGAAAATGTCCCCGGTGTCCTGTCATCTAACGGAGGGCGAGATTTTGCAACCTTCCTCACAGCGATGGGGAAAATCGGGTATGGGTTCGCATACAGAGTGTTGGACGCTCAATACTTCGGAGTTCCCCAAAGACGCAGACGTGTGTTCGTTGTCGGATATCTTGGAGATTGGAGACGTGCCGCAAGTGTTTTATTTGAGCCAGAAAGCTTGTCAGGGAATCCTGCGCCGAGCAGAGAAAAGAGGCAAAGAGTTGCCCCAACAGTTAGCACAGGCCCTCCTTTCAGTCGCACAGGAAACTCCAGAGTAGAGGCAGATGCTTTAATTACAACCGCCTTTGCTTCAAAGCAGGTATCAATGAATACCTCTGATGAAGTTGCACTCACACTTATGGCGAGTGATTATAAAGAGCCACAAGCAGTCACATATGCACTTCCCGGAAATTGGATTGGCAGAAAGCCAGAGAACGGCGGCAATCAGGTAGAACCCTTTGTAGAACTATCGCCATGCCAAACAGCCACAGATGTGCATGCGGTTGCTTACGAGCATCATGCGCAAGACAGTCGGGTAAAAGAGCTGCCAGAAGTATGTTCCACTGTTACAGCTAAGTATGGCACTGGTGGCGGTAATATGCCTATAGTAGCCACAAGCTATACCTCTAGTAGCTTTGGTGGATACCATGAAGGCGTTGGCACAGTTCGAGCGTCAGGCGGCGACTTAGGTGGCGGCAGTGAAACTTTAGCTGTGACACCTAAGTCTGGTTCTCATTGGGATGGTGATTTCCCACATCCAACACTCACGCAGTCAGCAAAAGGTTCTGGCGGCATAGGCGCAAGCAATCAAGAGGTGTTTGGCGGTAGGGGTGCAGGTTTAGTTGCTAAATGCCTGACGACTAGGACAGGTCAAGCATACGATGCAGGTACTGAAACACTTTTGCCAATTAAAGCAACAGGTGAAACGACTTTATCTGATGTTACTATGTCTCTTACTGCGTCTTACGGTGCAGCGGTGGCATTCCAGCCCACAGCGGATTGCCTGACAGCGGCCTATGCAACTAAATGGAATGGCAACGCGAGCGCCACTAACGGAAGTTTATTTGCGGCTCAATCGTCAGCCGTCCGACGAATGACTCCTAGAGAATGTGAGCGTTTGCAAGGCTTCCCTGACGATTACACACAGATATCTTGGCGTGGCAAAGAACCAGAAGTTTGCCCCAACGGACATCGATATAAAGCTATGGGCAACTCAATGGCTGTACCAGTGATGAAATGGATTGGTGAGCGAATTAAAATGGTAGAAGAGGAGAAATCGTAATGGCTACACTAAAAAAATTAAAAAAAGATTATGAGTTTTGGAGTGGCGCTTATGCTAGTGTTGCTTGTAATGCTGAATCAAAAAACAGCGATTGGGTTAGAGATATTGCTACAGCCTCACGTTCGCTTACTCTGGATAAATTTAATGCTTACTTGGATGAGCTTGTAAAACAAGAAAAAATTAAAAGAACTAGAGAAGCACTAGATCAAGTTATGGAAACAATTGCTCCAACAGAAACACCCTTTTTTGCAAAACCAAAACCATTGACCAAGGAGCAATTATGACATTCTACACAACACTCATTCTAACCTACGTCATTGGCGGCGTAGAGTTAAGCAATGACACAATGTATCGCAGCGCAATGGAGTGCGGTAATGCATTGCCGGCAGCGTATCAACCATACGCACATTTAGATAGCATGGCGCAGTGCATCGAGACAAACTATGTTAGCTCTGCAAAAATCACATCAAAGCCAATGCTTAGACCGAAAGGATTATCGTTATGAAAACATTAACCAAAGAAAAATTGGAATCCATCATGGACGATGTTTTTGCTAGGCATGTTAAATCAATACAAAAGCCAAAGCGTACAGTAATGCCACGTCTCGATAATAATGGTAAATTTATATATAATGAGGAACAAAATGATTGAGGAGAATATGAATGGCACTATCAGCGAAAGAAGTTCACAAGTCAGTGAGGCGCTTGCAAAAGATGAACCGGGAAATAATCAAAGACATGGAGACGCCAGACCCCACACGCAATCGTGGTTATTACCGGTGGTTCATGGAGGAACAAGGTGCGATATTGGACAATCTCGAGCAGCGTCTTACCCTTATGCGACGTTCGAAAAAACCAGAGAAGCCATGAAAGGCCAAACAAAGAGCGTGCGATACGAAATAATGTATGCACATTTACTTTACACGTTTGAGAAAGAGCAAATTAGGCGTGGCTTGAGAAATAAAATTAATAAGACTTTCGAGAGGCCACGACAGATCACAGTTAATAAAGCATCACATAAGAACTTTGTGACTGACAACGATCTGAGAAAGATTAAGCCCATACCTCAAAAGAAGTACGACGCTATACTAAAGCATATGAAAAGCAGCAAACGCTACACAACCACTATGATAGCTCTCAGCAGTGGCATTGGCGTATCTGATATAGCGTGGACGCTTAACGTCATGTATCGTCAAAAATTAGTTGATCGTGTTTACGAGAAAACCACACCCATCATAGGTAATGCCGGGGCAAAGTCTCTGCGTTACGTTTACTTTAAGTAAAGATAAATATATCGTGTGGGTAGCTTCATGCCCGTCGCCACCCACACGTCTAAATATGTTTTACACATAATTTATTCAAGCAGTTTATTTAATCTATAAAGCTATTTATAACTTGATTTAATAATAATTCTTCATCTACAAATTGATCTGGATATAATCGAGTTGACGTTTTCTTTATTATGGGATCATCACCTCTAGCCCAATATATTTTCTTTATATCATACGCCACCAAAGCATATACATCAGACTTCTTATCCCTGACAGGCTGCGTATTCCATCTATATTGTGTGAGATTGCCTGATTTTCTGCTGGCTGTTTTGACCTGTAGGGTCAGCAATTTACCGCTTGGCGTTTTCAAGTATGCATCATCAATTTCGTGTTGAACCAAGATGCATGAAATGCCAGCAAAAGATAATCTTGATAGAGCTAGAAATTCACCAGCTCTACCAACATTATTATTATGCGTTGAGCCATTCATAAATCTTGTTTGTCTCGCCTGTCCGGTCAACAATGCCATGTGTTCCGCCATTGACTCGGCGTGTAATTTTTAAGATTGTCTCGTCATTCACACCGTCATCTGCAATGTTAAACAACTTGTTTTTCTCAAAGAACCACAATGCTGTATCAAAAGCATAATCTGTGGATACCAAATCAGGGTCTGTCATTATCTCAGGTAATCCCATGTCAGAGCTGAATAACCTGTAATTATTCTTCCCGGTCAACTGCAAGAATCCGCGCCCAATGTAAGTTGAACCATCATTTTCAGTGTTGTTCCCCATGCGCCCGCCGTAAACCTTGTTAGCTAAAGCTGATGGATTGCGCGAGTAACCTTCGCAAGACGCTAAGTCAGGGAAGCGGCTAGGCCACACACGCATCATACTGTCTGCACTATAGTTTAAGTTTTCCCTTGTATGACGCCAGTGACCGCTTTCGTGGCTTGCTTGACCCATCAGGTGCGCAGCTCTCTCATTAGATAGCTCGTAGTGTTTTGCGATGGCCTTTGCGGTGTTTTTACCAAAATGCCCATCAGCGCCTACTCCAATTTTTTCTTGGAGCTTTTTCATTGCTTCACTCATATTATTTCTTCTTTTTCTTTGCAGTCTTAGCTGCTTTCTTAAATGCGCTTGCCGTTGGTGCGCCTTTTGTACCCTTTTTACGCATTGTCTCGCCGCTTCCAGCTTTAATGCGCTTACGTTTCTTATGAATGTTTTCATACAGTGACATTATTTTTTACCCCCAAAATATTTACTTACACCACGCATCCCAATTGATGCACTCACAATGCCACCAAGACTATACTGATACCAAGCTGGCATGTTTGTTAAAGCAGCAAACCCATCTTGCACGATCTGATTACCCCAATCGCCACAGAATGCCAGAATGAGGGGTATACTAAACAGCAATGTAATCCACTCGTCCTTCCAGCTATTCTCAGTAGCCTTCATGGCGGCAATATCCCAATCGATCTCGCCTGTCGCTATTTTCATTTTAGTTTGCGCCTCTGCTTTCTTCACAGCAGTTTTGCCTTCAATCATAGTGCCAGCAAGATCGGCAACTTGACCTATTAATCCTAATCCAATCATTTGTCTTTTCCTTTCGCCAATGCGTTAGCTCCAAAAAATACAGATACGATACCAGCCACAGACACAAAGTAAATGCTTGCCATCGATCCTAATATTTTTGCGGCTTCATCTAATCCAAAAATTACAGCGCCAATCACGGCAAATGGATAGAGCAACATTCCAAACAGCGCAAACCATGTCATTGACCTAATTGCATCACGTTGGGCGTCTTCATCCTGCATTCGTAAGCGTCTATCTTCAAGAGCCATGCGATCCCATTCGGCTTGATCTATTGACCCGTTGCCATCCACGTCAAACTTTTTAAACTCATCCATATTTTCACCTAATCTGCTAATGGGTTATCCAATGCTCTTTGTAATTTATCCATCAATCTTTCTTCTAGCTCTTTCATTGAGCCACTTTGGGAAACTCTAACACGTTCACGCTGATTTTCAAAGCGTACCTCCGCATCATCTATCATAGACCTTACTTTATCCTCATTATCACGCACCATATCTTCAATGCGGTCTGTCTGTTGCTCAATGCGTAATATATCGTCTTTCAAGCCATTCTTTATGTCTCTGGTGTATTCTACGCTTTCTTCTACCTTTTCAGATATACCTGTAATCTTTGCATCCATCACATTCATGTTTTGCTGATATGCTTCTATATCTAACCCTGCTACAGCTTCTATCTTTTGATACAAGACAAAGCCTCCATATAAGCCGCCAACGATAGTAGATAGGAAAGCGAATATGGCCATAATAGAACCAGCAGTTAATCGCATACCACCAGCTTTAATCTGGCGGTCTGCTAATCCATCTATATCACTTGCTATCTTAGTCGTATCCATCAGTTTTCAAAGTCCATCTCATTGCCTTTTTCTTGCAGGCTTTTCAATTGAGCTAATTCATCACGTAGCATTTGTATCTCAAGCCTACGCTGCGTAAGCTCTACTTGGTATAGGTCATCACAGTTTATGCGTGATCTAGGTTTATCTAATGGTATAACTATGCGGGCATATACACCAATATCTTTTGCCCTGTCTATTGTGTCAAAGCTAGATAAAACGCCAGTGACGCCATACTCAAGGTTTATTCCACCACCAACTGCGTTACTGCAATCAAGATTACCAGCGCGAAACCTGTCACTCTGGTAGTTCATTGGTGGATTTGGCAAAGATAAACTAAGATTACTACTTTCAGCTAACGCAGCGCCGCCAATTATGGATAAAATGACTGCATATTTCATTTAGTTTCCTCCATTAATTTTTGAGCATATTCTTGAAGAAATAAGCGTTCTTGTTCCGCGTGACTTAACAACCTTAGATATTGTGCAAACGTACAATGGGTTATTTAAATCTGATCTTCTAATATACACCTCAAAGTCTCTTCTCTCTTTATGGTCAACTTTCATAATTCTATATGTAGAAGAAAATGGCATACTGTTAAAGTCTAAATCAAACAGCTCGATCTGGTAGTATTTAACGTCTTCTCGCTGGTTAAATAAAGATAGCTGAACTTTCATCACGCCAGATACATGAGATGGTTTTAGCTCTGGATAGGCTGGCGTCATCTCATGTGCATGAACTATAGACGCCAAGCCTATGAATAATATGGATAATTTATTTAGCAATGCATTCTGCTTGAACTACAGCGGTATATGTACCACCAGTAAAAGGCTTGGAGGCTGCATAAGTTGCAGTTGAAGATGTAGAAAACCAAGTAGAGCCTGCAACAGTTAAGTCAAATACAGTTGTATTATCGTAAACTACCTTTGCGCTATCATATCCACTCATGCCTGCGTCTGATGTTTTTGACACGCTTGTTGAGCCTGTCCAAGTTACACTATCAGACAATGCTGGTGATGAGCTGAATGATGTAGGGTGTGTAATGTTTGCTGTGTAATAATCAGCAATAGCTACATCAAACCTAACCACTGGCAATACACCACCATCTGATGGGGCTGTACTTAGTGTACTTGCTGTAGGGTTTCCATATACCCCAGATTTATCTGTTTGTATCACGCACTTGGCGGCTACGTTACCAACTATATCCACACTGCCTGCAAAAGCAGGGAATGCACATACTGTAAGCATCATTGTAAAATATTTCATTTTAACCTCACTTGTTATATTGCATGTCTACCATTTTCTCATGCAGAACTTGTTGTGCTAAATTATTTCGTAAACCCTTCTTATTATCAGGCAGGTTTCCATCAACTAATTGAGCTGTATCATTATATATACCACCATTTATGGAGGAATTATAGTACATAGCTAAATCTGTGCTTTGGTTCATAGCAGCTATGATTTCAGACTGACCTTGGGTTCTTAACATAGTCAAAGCATTAGCTGATGCTGTTAAACCCATCTCAAGCCTTGTTTCTTTTTCTTCCTCTTCCTCATCAGGTATTATGTTGCCTTCCTCGTCATACTCATAATCTAATTCTGTATCTATCGCCTCCAAAACATTATCATCTTCTAGTGTAGCGTAGACTTCAACTTCAGGTATTTTTGGCACTGGCTTTATATAACCGGGACAGGCAGGGTTAGATTGTTCATCATAACATTCGTCTATTCTAAAGCTATATATAACAACAGGGTTCTCTACACTGCCCTCGCCTTCAACTTCAATAGACCCATCGCCCCATAACATTGATGGTACGTTTCTAAATGAAAAGGTTCTCACAATTGTATTACCGGGAACGCCAGACCAATCATCTGTTTTGCGAAACATATAACCTTCACCATTGGCATTCTTATTACCTATATGAACCTTCATATCTGCATCAGCTTCTTTATTGGTGGTGTATCGGTAAACCATACCATTTATATCAACGCCCGGTATGGATGGTAAAATAGAACTCATGCCCCAGCTCAGAGAGTTGGAGGCTGCGTTCTTAGTTACACCATACGAATATGGATCACATTGCGAGTAAGAAGGCCAGAGTGCTAATGATAACACCAAACCCCATTTTAGTTTCAACATTTTCATTGAATATCTTTCGCATTGGGTTATTTTGATCTCTTTGTATTTCTTCTTTTACAGCTTCCATTTCCCAAGCTAATCTAGCTTTATCTCCAACTAAACCATCTTTAGGGCATGGTGTGCCAGCATTTAACATTGCTTCAAATACACGCTCATCTTGGCACATGACAGATACGGCAGCTACTTTCATGCCCATATCATACATAGTTTTAGCGTTTTTGAGTTTCTCGCAGTTCATATCCCGCACAGTTCTGCCGGCAGATATACCAAGTATTTGTGTTTGCACTGCGCCTGCTACACCGACAGTACATAGGTCAGAGTTACTTGTGCTGATTTGTGGAGATATTGCGGATGGTGGTGGGCTATTAATTGTAGTATCCATAGTCCCGTCAGAAATTACTGTGCTTTCTGATTTAATCACATCATCGTCTTCTGCATAGGCATAGCCGCCAAGAATAAAGAAAAATATAATTATAAGTAAGCGTATCATTTTCGCTCCACTAGCCTGTCTAACTTTTCTTCAATGCGATCAAACTTACTCATTATCTGACCAAGCACTTGAGACGAGTCAGCTTTAGTAACATACTCTTCTCTAGTACGATTTAACAGGATTTGCAATCTTTGCACTTCAAGTACATAACCACGTAGGACAAAACCTATAAAACCAACGCCTAGCGTTAGTACGCTGTTCCATAAGTCTGTCATTTCCATTAGTATTTACCTTCCCAGACACGTAGCCCGCTAAATTCATTACTCATTAGCTTTCTCTTTAACACATCTTTAACTGCTTGTGTATCCGTCCATTCAACACCAGCCTCTTTTAACCATATACCAAGCATAGCCATATCTACATTGCCTACATGCTTATAGTCTGATCCAAATGAGTTATCAGTAACTTCACGCGCATATGATGCATCTCTTAACGCTTGCCCGCCATCATGTGTTTTCTTAACAACAATTTGATCGCCTTCAAAGTACATTTTCTCTGATATTTTGTTTGATAAATTTGCCATCTGTCATTCATTTCTTAGATTTAGTTCCACTGCATTTCCAGCGTTTACGTGATAAGTTTAATGGGCTGTTAGGGTTCTTGGCAGCTTTAGGTGAGCGTCTTTTTTGGCCAGCAGATCGAGCGCAATATGCATCTCCCTTTGATGTTCCGGGTCTAACTCTTGGCCCACCATCTTTAGCTCTGCCAGCTTGACCGTAGCTTACACGCTTACCAGAAGCTGTGACTTTAACTTTAGCTTTGCCTTTGCGTGGTGTAGCCATTTATTCTTTCCAAGCTTCATTTACGTTTGGTGTAGATGGGTCATCAGACTTTAATGTACCATTTGCGTTTCTAGCACGCTTACGCTTTAGCAGAGGCTTCTTTGCAGGCTTCTCTACAACGTCTTCCATTACTGTAATTATGTGGGGGCGTAATTTATTTATCTTAGCAATTTCTTCATCTGGCAGTATAACAGTTTCGCCTTTTTCTACTCGGCCTTTGCTGCAATGTAATTTAATTGCATTCACTAATACTTTTTTCATTTTAGTCTCCAATGATGTTAAAAGGGGCAACCGAAGCTGCCCCTAGTTTTACACTACTTATGAAGTTGTGTTGTCAGCAATGATACCATTTGCTTTTTCATTTTTAGCACAAAGTGTTAGCTCTGTTACAACTTGACGTGTTGTGTTGTCGCCAGTTTTCGCTAGTGCAACATTCTTTGTTCCACGTAAAACTGCAACTTCCCACATATTGTCTTGCATAATGAAGACGTCACGTGATCTGTTTTCACGAGAAGGCATAAACTCAACAGAACCCCAAGGTGTTACATATACAGCAAGTGATTTGATTACTTTCTCATCACCAGCTTGTACTGCACTACGCTGGTTGTTGTTACCAGTGAAGCCTAAAGCTACGTTCATTTGGAATGCAGACAAGTAAACTGTGTCTGGCTTTCCGCCCTCTTCCCAAATTGACTGCATTACACCGTCAAATTTAGTTTGTGAGAATGCTGTTGCTGTACCATCATCAGTACGTGCATCAGAACCATCACCAGTTGGGTTTGCACCAGAGTTACCAGATTGGAAGTCTACGTTTGTAATCATCCATGCTGGAGCGCCTGCAAGTTCGCGTGCTGTTGTTGCATTGCCTGCAACTCTTGCGTTATTTGCGAATAGAGCTTTTTCTATATCGAGCTTCTGCTCCTTCGCGATTTTTAAGGTTTGATAGGCAACTTCCTTCGCCCGGCCTGCTTTATTTAGACCTTCATCTGTATCAGGAACTACAACTGCGTTTTTAAAGATTTGTGTATAGTTGCCTAAACGAGATGTTGCTGTGCGTGCTTCAGCAGCAGTTGCGTCACCTTCGATGTGAGCGTTTGCACCAGATGCACGTAGTGAATCTGTTTGCCATTCTGTTAAAGTATTCTTAGCTGTAGTTTTGCCAGACTTAGAATAAAATGGAGTTTCCTCCGGGCTTACGTTGTAAATCACGTCAGATAAATCTTCACGTATCCCCACAGCATCATAGCTGTCAAATGTGTTGGATGGTTGTGCCATGTTTTTTCCCTTTCAAGGACTAAGAAGCAATACTTAATGTATTAACTTTCACCAATTATCAAGTTCAATGCATCATCGATTGAACCTGTCTTCTGCAAGCGCTGTTGCGCTTTTTTACGGTTTGCAGCATTTCCATCTTGTCTTTTCTTTGCACCAGCTTTCACTACAGGGCGAGCTTTATTGCTCTTAGTCTGTACTGATTTCTTTTTAGCCACCAACTCACGATATTTGCGCGCATCATTTAATGCTCGTACATATCTAGCATCTGTCACACCCTGCATTTCTTCTGCGGAAAATCCGTATGAAACGCCAGTTTCGACAAGTGCATCTTTAAGTCCTTGACCCTTCTTAGGATCAACTATTTCAGGGATGTACTCTTGCAGAACTTGTGCTTGCTCTTGAAGGTAGGCTTGGTGAGCCTCTTGTTGAGCTTGCATACGTTGCCTTTGTACGCCTTGGAGTTGGAACACATTTTGGTCATACTGTGTCTTCGCCTCATCGTATTTGAGTTTTTCTTCCATGTATCCTATCGGATCACTTTCGAATAACTCTCTTGATGGTGGGGTTGGAGCTTGTAAACCACCTTGTGTAGCTTGCTGATGCAGCTGGACAATTTGTGCCTGCTGCTGTTGCAATACGGCTTGTTGCTGTTCGAGATTCTTTCGTACCTCGGCAGCCTCTTGAAACCGCTTATTAATTGCCGCTTGTCCCGCAGCAGATTGCTTGAGCTGATCCAGTGTCCAATGCTCTTCTTTTCCATCAACTTTGATGGGGATAAGCTTGGTGTCTTCAGTAGCCTCTACAGGGTCTTCGTCGTCAACGTCCACATCTTCAAGATCATATTCTTCATCATCTTGTTCGCTGGATGCTTCTTCTTCAGCGTCATCATCGCTTTCGGCTACAGCCTCAATCTCCTCACCCTGATCGTCATCTTCAGGTTCAGTGATTTGATCTACAGCTTCGCTAAGATTATCGCCACCAGTATCTTCTGGGGCGGGTGATAATAAGCTTTCTACAGCTTGGTCTAGGGTAGTCGATTCCATCGGTGCTACTTCCTTTGTTTGCGATCTAAAATTATCTCTGCTTGTATTGAAGCGTCGAGTTTAATTTCAATCTGGTTCACTGCACGCAGTATTGCGTGAGCATCTTCACGTACATCAACGTCTGATGCACTACTGTCAGCGAATAACCTCATTTGGTCATCGCGTACCTGTTGCATAAAGTTCTTGAAAGCTGTGTCATTTTTCAGACGTTTAGCCTCATCTGCGTTTATGCGTATTTCTGTTGTCATTGCTGTGGAGTACCTTGTGCCATTTCACCAATCATTCTCACTTTATCTTGCTCCGCTTGTATGCGGGCAACATCAACTGATGTTCCATACTCACCATAGACTTTAGCTGCATCAACCAGTAAGTCTTGCGCCATCTGATCTCGTTTTAAATCATTGTCCGCGGCGGCTTTCTGTGCATCTAATTGCATCTTGGCGGCGTCTGATTGCATCTTAACTTGTGCTTTCATTTGTTCTGCCTGCAAGAATGCAGCATTCGGGTCTTGGCCTTCGCCTTGTTGTGCTTGTGCTGCTTGTTGTTGCTGTAGCATTTGAGCTTCAATTTCTTCAGTAATTGGTGCGAAATAACGATCAGCGTTTCGTATGCCAGATACAGCTAATTGATCCGCCAGAGTATTGCGGATATTAGTCATGCTAACCAAACCATTCATAGGTCCGTATGTCTGGTAAACCATAGTCTGCATTTGTAATGCTTGGCTAAGTGCCATAGCTTTCTCTTCTTCACGTCCAGTGCCTAATCCAACATTAATGCTAACGTCCATTGAGCTATCCCATACTCTAGGATCAACTGGCACAAATGTGCCATTCATGCGCATCATTTGCTCTTCATCTACATTCTTGTTTGATAGGCGTAGCATTATGCCAAACAAGTCTCTCATGCCATCTGCTAGGTTACGCACCATAACTTCAACTTGGCCTGCTGCGGCTTGCACAGTAGCTTGCACAGCTGCTTTAGTTGTTGATTGCATTGCATCTGGGTCTAACCCCATAGAAGCCCGTGAGACGCCTGTTTTAGTCTCTACAAGGCTATCTAGGTAAGTTAATGCACCTAACGTCTGCCCAGCAGTAAATGGAACTGACAAGTCTTGTACTGCACCAGCTTGGCGCATTCTTACAATTGCACCAATCTCGTTATTTAACACGTCATCAATGTTAGCTGCGCCTTCTATGACCGCCAAACGTGGATTGTTTGTCATTGCCACATTGTCTAGGATTGAGCGTAATATTGATGTAGCTGCGTCTTGGTCATCCATAACTATTTCAGCTAGTGATCGTCCGTAGAATGTGTGTGGCTCTGGGTCTATTTCAAACTTAGCAAAAGGTAACTCATCGCATGGCTCAAAGTCTAGCATCTCATATGATGTACCACCGCAGGTAATCTTATGTAATACAGGTATGCCAGTGCCATCAGCATCTATTCGCATATATGCTTCTGTCACAGTTACATTCTTCATTGACGGGTCTTGCTCATCTTCATCAGATGTATCCAAGTCATAGCCACGTCTTTCATGCACTTCAGCTTCAGTCATCTCTGACCCATTATCAAAGCTGTTTAAATCCAGTACAACTTCAGGGTCATACCCCATTGCTATTAAATCGCCTGCACGCATTTCAGTTCTGTGAGCCACCAAGTAAGCATCTTTAAGATTGCGTGCATCACGGTTAATGAAGAACTCTTCGGGTGGCACGCTTTCAATGCATAGTTCGCCTTTTTCTTGCTGGCGGCTAATCTTTATACTATGTGAGGGTGTTTCTATTTCCATGCCCATCTCATCCATTGAGATGCTCATTTCTGTAGTTTGCTCCAATATGCTTACTTCATCATCATCTGTAAGATATGCCAGTTCATCATCGTTAAGGTCTGTAAACGTGTATATCTCTGCTTCCGGATATGTCATCCAGTATGCCTTTACGATACCTTGCTTCTTCACAAGTGCATCTTGGAATGCATCATTAATTACCCGGTAGCCATTTAAACGTGTAAACTCATGGTGCATAAATTCAGTAGCTTGTTCTGCCATTGCTACATCTTCTGCACCATGTGGAACAAACTCCACTGGTTTCGCTGTACTTAAAAATATACGCATTAAGCTTGGTTTTACAGCACGTACGGTATCACGTACTTTTGTAGCTACAACTTTGCTTCTGCCATCTTCATAACCAAGGTCAACTTCACCATCATAGTATCGCTGTGCTTTAATTCTGTCTTGGCTTATTTCGCTTTCAACAAAATCCACTGCACTTGCAATAGCATCCTGTACTATGCCTTCGACTTCTCTACGTGACTTTGGTTTTAATTCCATTTTACTTACCTTCGTTCAGAAAATTTGCTGATGCGTCTGATGCAGCTGGCGTAACGCCGCCATACATTATCAATGATATTTGTTGTGCTAAAAACCTGTTTTGTGCGTCTGTTAAATTTTGTCCTCTCATAGCATTAGACATTAAATTTAAAGCTGCTTGTGCAGATTTGCCTTTTTTCTCTGTCAATGCTCTAGCTACCTCTTCAAACACTTTTTGCTTTTGGCCTTCAGTAAACTCATCAGTTTGCCCTGATATTGCTTGTATAACTTTTTGCGATACTTGCAATGGTTCGCCTCTCGCAGCAGTTCCAATTATTCCCGGCTTTATAATTTCTTCCACAGTTTCACGAATTGCTGTTCTTTGCGCTGTTTTAGAATTAACTGCCATAGACGCTTTTACCACAGCAGATTGCGCTGCCTCATCTATTTGGCCTAGCAATACGTCTGCTTCTTTTCCTAACAATGCTTTTATTTTGTTTCTGGAGTTATCAGAGCTTAAATCAGTCACAACCTTTATAACTTGTCTAGCATCAATAGCTTCTGCTGTAGGGTCAGATGCAATAGCCTTAACATTTCCAATTGCTGTTTCTATATAATTTCTTAATCCTGATTTAGCTGCATTAACTTGAGATGCAGAAACATTCTCCCCAAATTCACTTAATACATCTTCAAGCTGTGTGTTTGTTTTTAACAAGTCTGCGCCTAATTTAAACGCACGCTCTTCAGCTATTTTATCGCCACCAATTGTAACTGCATTGCCATATACAGGTACAGCTTCAGAAAGAGCATTACGCAAATCTGTAGCTAAATTATTATAATTAGAGCCTTTGCCTGTTAATCTTCCAAATTCGTCAACATTTTCATATGCTATAGATTGTAATGATTTTTTAAGTTCATCTAGCTGCATGACGTTTGGCAACTCGCTAAACATAATTTTACCATTATCACCAACAATAATTTTTATTTGTTTATTTGCTGGCATACCGCTTATTTGTATAGCTTCATTTGCGTCAGCTATTGCTTTTGACAAGATATTGTCTGGCGTTCTATCCAATACTTTAAAAATGTTATTACCCTGAACTGAACTGTAATCAATTGGTGAATTATATGCTTGACCATACAAATCAGCCCTTTGATCTTTGGTTCTCTCTGCAATATTTCTCACAGCAGTTTTAGGGCCAAGTGGCGCTTCGCCTAACACTTCATTAAATGTAGCATCTAAGTTTTTACCAGTTGTAGCCATGCGCTCATCAATTGCAGTTCTAGCAATACCTGAAGCCTTGCCACCGCTTGCAGCTGAAGCATCAAGTAAAGACTGCGCCGCTATACCAGCATCAGCAAGCATTCCCTCATCACCAGCTTTCTTGATAGATGCTAAAGCGCTATCTATATCGCCACCGGTTTGAAATGCAGTTTTAATAACTTTAGCTGCGTCTCTGGATATATTTAAACTTTTAGATATTACGTTTAGATCAGATTGCTTAACATAATCTGCTAGATTTTTAATTCCTTTTCCAACTATAGGAGCAGCAGCGCCAAAGATTGCTCCACCTCCAGCTCCAAATGCTGCGCCCTGTTTGGCGCTTTCAATTCTGTCTTGAGTTGTCTCGCCCTCACCAAACCCAGATACAGCACCTTCTACTGTACCTAATGCTGCGCCAGTTGCTACACCGCGCGTAATTGTAGGAATAGTTGTAGATGTTAAAGGGCCAGCTAACGCAGATGTAACATTTGCTGGTAAGGCCGCCAACATGGCAGCAGAATTAATAACACCGCTTCCTAAACCTATTGCTAAGTTTTCTTTTGGGCGCTCACTTGCCATAGCTGACTGAGCTGCTCTTGTTGCTATAGCAGCTTGCTCACCAAAAGTCTGACCCATAGCCTCATCAGTGTATTTTCCCGCAAACGGTATTTGACCAAGATAGGCCGCAGCTCTTGATGCTAATGGATACTTATCTAATATACTTTGGTAAAAACTAGACTTAGACGTTTGGCCTGCGTCTGCCTTACCTTCCAATATAGCGTTTATTCTTTCTTGATTAGATGTAGAATATGATGGGCTAACTAAATATCTTTTGCCATCATTCTGCTCAAATATACGCACATTACCATCCATCTTTTTAATAATGCGTGGTAATTTCTTATAGTTAGATTTTGCTTTTTCTAATGCCTCTTCTTGGCTAGACGCAGAAACTTCAACCTCATAACCATCGGGTGTCATTATTTGAAATTTATCCATATTATTCTTTTCCCGGTACTACACTTGTTACAGCAAATCCGTTGTTGTTAACTTTACCCGGTCTGTTAGCAAGTGGATCTTCAATACCCAAGTTTCTAATTTGTGGAGCAACCAATATTTTCATTTGATCTTGTAAATTCTCCATTGACGCCGTAAATCTATCTATGGCGCTTCCGCCGCCTAAAAGTTCTACAACATAATTTTTAGGGTCTGTAACATCAAATACTAAGTCATCTAATAACTTTTCGTCTGACTCTGAAAGAATACCAAGACCAAACAAATCTTTTAATTGCATTTTTATATTAACTCTAGCTGCTTTCAATAGATCTTGTTGCGTACCCGGCATAACACCTATGCCACCTCTTTTAGCTATATTCTTATAAGATCCTATAGAGTCCATAGCTGTTTCATAAAAAGTAACTGCTTTTTGGGCTGCACTTTTATTTGCACCTGTTAAAGTCTCTGATAACTCAACACTTTGTGTTGGATAAAATTTACCATTGCTATCAAATTGACCAGCAAGAGCGCCGTATGATTTTGCCTCTTCTGGCGTAGCTATTCTAAATGTATCTTTAGGCTTCATTCTGTTTGATAAAATAGCACTTACCACATTTGATGCGGCAGATGGGTTAGCTTCTATAACAGCAGCCGCGTCTGCGTAATCATTGTTTTTTAACCACTCTACAGTTTTATTTAAATTACCCGCAGCTACACGTTGCATACCACGTTCACGAATGCCTTCACCTGCACGCATCTCTGGCATGATTAATGGATCAAGTGCAGCTGCAAAGTTTTGCATCCTGTTTAACCCAGTAGTTTCGTTACGCTCTCTGGCATAGTCAAGTAAGCCACCAAACCCGCCGCGAGATTGCGATGGGTTCATTTGATCTTGAATGATTTGTTCAGGTTTTTTTATCATGCTTTATATCCTATGCTCTTTCTTTTAGCATCCATAAATGGGCGTAAGATAATTTTAATTGCTGGCACTTTACGAACAACTTTAGCAAATTTTTCGCCGTAGTTGCTATATGCTTTATAGAACCAATCAGGTGAATGACCGATAACCCATTCTCTAAACTGCATCCATTTAGGGTCTTGCTCGCCGTAAACTTCACGGGCAACCCAGCAAAGGGCAGCCGCAGTTTGTAAGTAACTAAATAAACCGGGGTTTTGTGATTGTACTACATCTTTAGCGCCACCTTGCTGTGCAACGCCAAGTGCTTGCAGTGGGGCATTCAATGCAGCTTGTGGCGCATTAGTGTAACCTGCATATTGTTGTTTAGCCGCATCAATGAGTGCTTGCTGTAAACCTTGCTGTAGCAGACCTTGTTGGGCTTGCTGTTGCTGTATCGCTTGGCCTGTACCAAATGCTTGCTGACCAAGTTGACCAAGTTGAGCCGCGCCAGCCATTTGTCTGCCCTGCTGTGCTTGAGCTGCTTGCAGTGCCGTGTTGAACCCTTGCTGTTGCAGATTGCCAAACGCTTGTGCGCCTTGCCTTGCAAATCCTTCATTAGTTAAGGCTTCTGCTACGCCATGCCTTGAGCCGCCAAATGCCCTAGCACCTGAAGCTTGCGCTCCTAACGTGTTCATCTGCATTTGCCGTTGTCTTTCAAGATCAGCTAACGTGTTTTGCGTAACTTGCTTTGTGTATGGGTTCATAAACTGACCAATGTTTGGCCCTTGCATTGCTTGCTGTGTACCTTGGAATGCTTGCTGCAATCCGCCAGCCGCAGCTTGGTTTACGTTAAACCCTTGTGGTTGTGCTGGAGCTGCCATTGGTGAGTATTGTGTAGATGGTGCTGGAGCTGGCATAGCTTTTGGCATTTCGCCATTACCGCCACCCTTACCACCAGGCATTGGTGCTGATGGCATTGGAGTAATATCACTTACGCCCGTTACGGGCATTCCATCTTTTCCCATTGTTCTCATTTGTCCACCGCCAGCCATGTTAAGCCTCTTTTCTTTTAAAATTAGTCATCTTATTCATTTAATAATAACTATCACGTTCTCTGTCTATTTGCGCTCTTGAATTTGCTTGAGCGGCTGAAGTTGTATCTCTATTTCTATCTCTATTTTGCTGAGCGGCGGCGGCTTGAGCATTTCTTATTGCCTGCTCTCTTGCGGCTTGAGATGCTTGAGCTTGAGCGGCTCTTGCCTGTTCAGCTTGTGCTAATGCCGTTTCTCTAGCTACTCTTTCAGAAGCCATACGCTGTGCTTCAGCCGCTTGGCGCTGAGCAACTACATCTGGTGTGTTATAACTAGTAAAGCCTGTCATATCACCAACTGCGCCAGCAAGATCGCCAACAACGCCAAAGTTACCTTGACCATCTGTGCCACGTCCACTGAATATTCCGTAGTCGCCTGCTTTTTTAGCAAGGCCATCTTCACGTAATTTTGTTTGATCTGTGTAACCAGCCGCTGCGGCTAGTCTTGGATCAACTTCGCCAGCATCATAACCCATTGAGACAATTGATGTTGTGTTAGGATTTTGAAAGCTTGCGTCAAGATCATCTTTTGGTCTTGGAGCTATTACGTTTTGAACCATTCCCAAAATGCCCGGTGCTGTAAATCCTTGTGATTCATCATACGTTGCATAATTAGTGCCGGCAGTTGTTGAACCAATTTCAAAAGGAGATGCAGAATATGTTGTACCTGAGAAGTTAGGGTCATAACTTGGGTCTAACGTACCTACAACTTGACCATTTGATGCGGTAAATCCATCTGTGTAATCAATATCAGGATTGACTGACTGCTTTGCCATTTGATCTAGTAGTCTTTGGTAATTATCGTCACTGCGTTGCTCACGGCGCATAGCTTCCATTCTTGCGGTTTCTTCAGCTGCGCGCTGTGTCTCTGCATATGTTGGATACATATTATAATCTATTGGCATTGGTGCGTTTGAGCCGGGAGTGCCAGAATATGGATTAATAAAGAAGCTATCCATATATGCTTTCTGTGCTGGCCTTTCCATTGCAAGCGCATTTAAAGATTGCTCATATATTGGAGCTGATGAATAACCACTTACGCCGCCAGCATATTGTGTAGGCGCTCCCATGCCACCCATTATATCTTGCTGGCTCATTGGCGTTCCCATACCGAATGCGCCTGCAACGTCAGCCGTATTCTGGAATGATGCTTGTTGCATTGGAGTGAATGCAGCTACGTCTGGGCCATAGTATGGAACATAACCAAGCTGTGAAATACGTTCAGCTTTATTTAAGTTACGCTGCGCCGCTTTCTCAATGTATTCTGGGATTTCAACACTTGATGATGTTGATCCGCCTTTGCCACCTGACATTATTCAAACTCCTTAACATAAGACGAATGTAACTGCTTCCAGCCATGTTTCGCCAATGGTTTTTTCCAGCCTACACGCCCCGTCATGGTTAGTGCTGTGCATCCTTGCGCTTTAGCCCACTGTATCACATCTTTGTGCATATCCAAAATCTGATCCAATTCGCCGCCCCCAAGGAACACGTTTAACATTCGCTTACGTGGATATACCACAATTTCTGTTACTATGCACCCCTTTGGCGTAGGCCACAACTGCATTGTACCTTTATATATTCCCTCGGCC